GAGCCTTAAATCCCTCCATTATAGGTCAGTAGTTTAATGGAAAAACGGTGGTCTCCAAAACCATAAGATGTGGGTTCGAGTCCTACCTGGCCTGCCATATTTAAAAGAAAAGGAGTAATAGATGACAGAATTAGATGCTGTAAATGAAATGCTGGGTGTCATTGGGGAACCCCCTGTGAACACATTGGAAGTAATTGAAAACGTTGATGTAGCAAATGCCTTGCGTATCTTACACAAGACAAGCCGTTATGTGCAGTCAAAGGGGTGGGCCTGGAATACATGGGCATCTTATCTTTTTAATCCTGATGTCTATACAAATAAAATCAGGTGGTCTGATAATATTTTATTCTTGGTAGGGACAGACGGAACTAAATATGTGCAGCGTGATGGGTATGTTTTCGATGTGGACAATCAGACAGATATATTTGAACAGCCTATAGAAGTCACGGTTATTTTTTATATTGACATCGAGAACCTACTTGACCCTATTGCACACTATATTGTAGCTAAAGCATCCCGAAAGTTTCAAAATGAGACACTGGGGGATGACAGCTTAGACAATTCTTTAGGGGAAGCAGAACAGGAAGCATGGGTGGCGTTGCAGGAATACGAGATGCAGATAGGTACCTATAATGCCAATAGAATGACCTATGTACAGCAGTTACAGGGGAGGTAAGATGAGTAGAATATCACAGACAGTAAAGAATTTGGTGGCTGGTATTTCACAGCAGCCAGCATTATTACGTCTCCCTGAACAATTAGAGACACAGGTAAATGGTTTTTCTACCGAAGCTTCGGGGCTGCAAAAAAGACCACCTACATGCTATATTGCTGACTTAGGTATCCCTTTTGCTAACACCGAGCCGCTGGTACACATTGCAAACCGTGATGAAGATGAGCGGTATATGATGATATTTGATGGTACAGGGGTGTCTATTTATGACCTTCACGGTAACAAGAAGACAGTCAAGTATGAGGGGAACGCACAGCAGTATCTGACGGTGTCTAAGCCTCGTACACAGTTGCGACTGGTCACTATTGCGGATTACACATTTATTGTTAATAGGAATTACAAAGTAACAATGGGAGACAAAAAGGTATCTTCAACATGGGATGACCATGCTTGTCTCATAAATGTTAAATCAGGGCAATATGGGCGTACTTATACTATTTTTATTAATGGAGAAAATGTTGCGTCTTTTACAACACCCAATGGGGATAATGCAGAGGATGCAAAGAAGATAGACACCAATTTTATTCGAGACCGTTTAGCAGAAAAGGCACGAGAAAAAGGGTGGCAGACACAGCTGGTAAACTCTGCATTTTACATGAGAAAAGAAGAGGTACATATAAATTCTTGTTCATGTGATGATGGTTTTAATGGAAATGCTTTATTTGCTATCTTTCATTCGGTACAGAAGTTTACAAATTTACCAGTGACAGCTGTACAGGGATATACGGTAAAGGTTATTGGGAACAGTGGTTCTGATGCAGATGATTATTATGTATCATATGACGCAACCGATAATGTATGGAAAGAATGTGCAAGACCTGGTATACTTGCGGGCTTTAATAATTCAACGATGCCACATACATTGGTCAGAAACGCAGATGGGTCCTTTACCATTAAAGAGGTTTCATGGGATGAGAGAAAATCAGGTGATGATGACTCAAACCCCCATCCATCTTTTGTAAACAACAATATCAATGATATCTTTTTATTTAGAAACAGACTTGGTGTTTTGTCTGGAGAAAACGTTATTTTGTCACGCTCTGCCTCCTTCTTTGACTTTTGGGGGGCATCAGCAGTAGAAGTACAGGATACAGACCCCATTGATTTAGCGGTGTCTGATAACCAGGTGTCCATTTTGTACCATGCGGTACCCTTTTCAACAGACCTGGTGTTGTTCTCACAAAACTCACAATTTATTTTGTCTGTAGATGGCGTCTTATCCCCACAGAATGCTTCCGTGCCACATACCACATCCTTTGCATGTGATGTGGCGGTTGCCCCAAAAACAGTGGGGAGACGTATTTACTTTATTGTAAAGAGAGCACTATACTCCAGCGTAAGGGAATACTATACAATGGATGACACCCGTGGGACTAAAGACGCACAGGACATTACATCACATGTCCCATCATTATTAAAGAATGGTATTTATGATATTTATTCTTGTGGTAATGAAAATATTGTATTACTGCCGTCTGTGGGGGATACCTCAAAATTATATGTATATAAATTCCTCTTTGCAGACGATGAACGGTTACAGTCTTCTTGGTCTTATTGGGAGTTTGATAAAGCCGCTGTTTTAGGTGGGGGCTTTATTGGGTCTGAATTATACCTCTTATTAAACAGAGACAATCGATTATTTATGGAGAAGGCAATATTTACTTACAACACAAAGGATTATGAAGATGAACCTTATAGGGTCTTTTTGGACAGAAAGGCAATTACTGCCCCCATTCCAGCAGCAAACTATGATGACATTAATCACCAGACTATTTTGCACCTTGGGGCTTCTTATAACCATGCTGTGCCTGATGGTACTTACTATGGCGTAGTAACCCCCGATAAGCACTATTTTGAGTTTTCCGCAGAAGACGTAAAGGCAGATAACTGTTACCTTCATGGGAACTATGTGGGACAAAAGGTGACAATAGGACAGGTTTACACCTTTCGAATTGATTTTTCTACTATTTACGTTAAGCGTAAAACAGATGCGGGGGTTGTTGCGGATGATGAGGGACGTCTCCAGTTGACCAATGCAAAGATAAATTTTGAAGAGACAGGAGTATTTGAAGTTAAGGTGTCTCATAAAGACAACAGGGCAGACAATAAATATTATCATACAGGGCGTGTCTTAGGGCAGGCTGCAAACAAACTGGGCATCATCCCGTTAGAGACAGGGGCGATGCTTTTTCCAATTATGTCTGTCAATTCAAATTGCATTATTTCAATTAGTTCCAGAGCACCCACACCTGTTTCCTTAATGGAATGGACGTGGTCTGGAAATTATCAGAAAAGGACACATAGTATATGATAGCTATTATGCCAGCAACGAAAGAACAGCTGCATTATTTTGCACAGCATATTCGAAAAGCGGATGCTAAAGAGGTTTTTCATGCTACGGGAATTTATGATAGGACACATCTTTATGCCACTTTATGTCACTTGCAGGGCGTTATGGCTGTTACATTGTCTGATGGTTCTTTATTGGGTATTGGTGGAATAGAGCCGCTGAATGAAGACACAGCAAAAGTATGGCTATTACTGACTACAAACGTAGAGAAGCATAAAATAGAATTTATCAGGTGGTCTAAAGGTTTTAAAGAGGTTCTTTTACAGCACTACAGAGTAATTACAAATGTGGTGTGGTTATGTAATTATACACATGTGGTCTATTTGAATTACTTAGGGGCCCGTTGGAGACGCTTAAAGGGCAATTGGGGTATATTTACAATTACACGAGAAGAGAAGGTGAAAGATACAGATGTGCACATGGGCAGTCGCAGGACAGATGGCCTTACAAGCCTGGGGCATACGACAAAGGAATAAAGCAGCCGCACAGGCCGCAAACATGAAAATGACAGGTGCTGTGCAGGAAATGAACTATGCTTTTCAAAACTATGAACAGGAAAGGCGTGACTCTTATGAGGCGGCTGTTAATGATATTATAAAAACACGAATTAATCAAATGCAATTAAATTCCTCTGTCCAGGCGGCTATTGCAGAAGGCATGGCTGGAGGTGGAAGGACAGCTGACCGCCTGATTAGGGCAGGGGAAGCAGACACAGCCAGAGCCGTTGGGTCTATTCAGGATAACTATAGCCGCAAGAGCAATGAGATTGACCTGAACAAAGAGACCACCGCTTTGTCTACCAAAGAATACATTGCTAATACCTATGCACAGGCTAAGCCCGATAAGATAGGTGATTTGATGTCTTTAGCTGCCACAGGCCTAAAGGGGTATGCAGCAAAGAAAGATGCTACAGCCATAAATAACTATCGTAGGAATGTTAATGTGTCTCCTATTGAGACCACAAGGAACGCATTAGGTAACGATAGGGGCTGGGGTGATTATACAGGCTATAAATTGAAGACAAAGAGACAAAACGATTATAACTTTGCGTGGGAACCAAAGTATTCCAATTCACGTTTTAGAACTATGAACAGATTAAGGGAGGGGGTCTAAGATGCCTACAAACATAGCAAATGCTATTGGGACACAGCGGCAGTTTACTAAGCAGCCTGTAGCTACTTATGTATCACGTTTAAATCCATTGCAGTCTTCCTCCCGTTATATAGATGCCCAGGCTATGCCAGGCAACCGTTTGGCCCATTCCTTAGGTATCTTTGGGGACGCTGTAGAGTCTTATATATCAGAAAGGGACAAACAGAAACAATTAGATGCCAATAAGGTTGAAGCACTTTTAGGGGCTACCGACCCAAAATCATGGGCAACAGCTACCTCTGCACAGCTTTTGGCACAATATGGGCAGTATCAACTGGCAGACAACCCATATGCAGTGGCTTATATTGATAAGATGCGTGGAAAGCATATGGCTATGTTGGCCGACCAGGAATATGCAAAACTGCGAGAAGAACAGGGAGAGCTCCCCACAGCAATGGAAGAAGCAGAGCGCTATTATTCCTTTAAGCAGTCCTATTATCAGGACATGAAAGATAAGCTGCCCTTTGAAGTCAATATGGATAGCCTTGATGAAGGCTTCTATGAAAGCTATGAAAAGGGGCTGGTACAAAGCATCAGCTTGCAGGGTGCCCAGCGTTCAGCTAATTACAAAGCAGAGCGTGATGGGGGCTTTCAGGCGGCATTAGGGGATTTAACCCATCAAATGTCTTTGGGGATGTCTAATGAAGATGCTACAGCAGCAGCTACCCAAAAGTTTTTAGCTATGGCTCTTAATGGTTATCAACCGTCCGAGTCTATTAAAATGGCCGAAGGCTTACTGAAACAGGCTGCCCGTGATGTGGGGTCTCCTGATAAGATACAGGCGTTGGGGAAAGCAGTCCTGTATAGAGACCCAGAAACACTGGCTGATGTCAAAGTAAAAGACAAGATTGATTTACAAGATTATTTAGTCATGGCGGGGCAGTCTTCTTTTAATAAGATGAATAAATGGTCTATTGATAAGACATCTGAAATTGATAAATTAAAAGCAGCAGGGGATACAGCGGGTCTTCAAGCTTATGCAGAAAAGTTGCAAAAAGACAGCCCACAGGGTTATCTTACACTTGAGTCTTATCTTCGTAAGGCCATAGATGCTGCCCCTGAAATAAAAGCAAGGTTATTGGAAAAAGAAGCCAGAAACCACGCAAAACAGGTGAATGCAGACATAGGTGTTCGAACGGCTAAAAAGGCTATTTATACCTTGTTGTCTGGTGGTCGGGCTACTCTTGGTAATAATCTAACTGTACAGCAGTATGATGAGGCAGGAAATATTGTTACAAAGACAGTCTCAAAAGATGACCAGAATAGGGCGGCCGAGGAGGTCTATACGGAACTTATGCAGTCTTCCGCAGACCCCACTGTAAAAGCAAGACAAATGATGGCTGTCTTAGACTTTGCGCCTCATGGTGCCCTTGCAGAGGGCATAAAGAACCAGGTGCATGAAGCTTTGATACACCCATCCGCATCTGCTTTGAATGATGCCTTTTCAAAGAGTTTTGGTGGTATAACAACAGGTCTCCATATGTTGGCAGCAGACACACCACGATTTATGTCTATCTTTGGTGATGAAGACACAGCTAAAATTCAAACATTACAGATGTTAATGGACATGAACCCAGACCCATTAAATGTAGAACAGCCTTTGGCTATGTTCATTAATGGGGCAGAAAAGCTGGCTGATAAGGTACAGAGACAGCTATTTGAAGATGACTATATTAATATGGCCAATAACAATGCTGTGGAAACGTTAGATTATTCTACAGAGGACAATGAGAGCGTTAAGGCAGACAGGGCGTACCTTGATGACCCCTTAGTGCAGCCTTTAGCACACAATTTGTTCCTTTATGCCCGTGCATGTGGTATGGATGAAGATACAGCAACCCAGCAGGTCAATGATACAGTATCAAGAGTATTTATGACCTATAAGGGGCACATTTTGCCTAAAGCGTTCTTTTCGGACATTTCGGCAGATGACAAGCTGGATGCAGGTGCTGCCACCATGAATTGGCTAAGGCATAAGACAGCTATCAATAATGCTGCATGGGGTGTAGAAGAAGACAATTTGTACTTTGAATATAGCCGCTGGGACCATACGTTGGTCTTACGGTCTACAAATTGGGCGCAACCTGTGGCTGCCTATACCAAAGCACAGTTTACAGAACAGTCCAATATTATGTCTGATGAATTAGCCAGCGGTAATGAAACAGAGGCAGCTATTATAGACAGTGAAACAAATACAGATGATACGTCAGATGATAATGATAGTATCACTGATGATATTTTAGATAGGTTTAAGGGAATTATAGATTGATAAGGAGGTGTCTAAGTGCCAGGTGATATGAAACCATATATGGATTTGGCAGAGATAGCTGCACAGGAATTTCAAAATAAAACAGGCAGATATCTTGACCCTAATCTGATATGGGCACAATGGTACCATGAGACAGGTGGCTTTACGTCTGAACTCTTCCGAACAGGAAACAATTTAGGGGGCTTTACAACCACTGAAGATATGGGGGATGACTGGAGGCAGCCTGATGGAGACCTCTGGTATAAGCCTTTTTCTTCCAGAGAAGAGGGGGCAAGATTTGCTGGGGCTTATCTGGCAAATTATGTCGAGAACGGTATTGCAGATGCAACAGACCCTGTCTCTTATGCACAAGCATTAAAGAATGGTGGTTATTATGGGGCGTCTGTAGAAGAATATGCTTCAGGGTTGACCAGTGCTTTAGGTGTGTCTCCTGATTTTCAGGTGTTTGAAGAGGCGCACCCAATAGGGCCTTGGGGAGAGACACCCGCACCTATTCCTGAAGACAACCGCCATCCGTCTTACTTTGAAAGAACATGGGAAGAAACAAAAGATAAATTTATTGATAATGCAGTCGATGATGGTGCATGGGCTGTCTTAAGAAACCTTTGGGTAAACATAAATGCATCAGGAGTGTCTCACTTTCTGGATACATATAATCCATCTCAAGAAGAAGTAGAGATGGTTAAAAGAGAACTGCCAGATACAGATACACAAGGTAACAAGATAGCGGGAGCGTTAGCAGCACAAGAATATGTCTTAACACATGCATCCAGTGCAGAAGCCTTACAAGAGCTCCTCCACATGAAGCAAGAGGACATGCAGAGGAGGGCACGTGTTTCCCAGATGGAATATGGGCTATCTACATTGGGCTCTGTGGTGGGGGCTTTATTTGACCCTGTGACTATTGTAGCTGCGGGTGTCTCTGGTGGTACAGCCTTACTGGCAAAAGCTGGTAAGGTAGCTGCTTTAACTAAAAAGATTTCACTTTTAAAGAAACAAATGCGGGTGTCTTCTGCTATTACAGGTATGGATAATTTTGCCATTCAGTGTGGCACTAAGGTTGCTTTAGGCTCTGCTGTGGCTACAACAAACCGCTGGGCAGCAAAGAACTATGGTGGCTGGGAACCAGACTATGCTTCTGCTGCTTTCCTTGGTGGGGCCATTGGGGGCGCTATTGGTCTTGCAGGACGCTTGCGGAAAGCGGGTGTCCGTGGTAAGAAGATTAATGCCCTTGAAGACACCATAGAGCAGACTAAAAGAACCATAGTGGCACAGGCAGAGGATTATGTTTCTCCTATGTCACATAAAGGGCAGGTAGTAGACTACCTGTCCAAAGTAAATCAGAGGCGGCTGGCAGATGGCAGTAAAGAGGCACAGGAACTTATGGATGCCAATAAGCTCTTTATTGTGTCCAGAGAACATGCAGAAAAGTTAGCCGCCTATAATGGTATTTCTTTAGACAAGAAAGCTGTAGCCTTTACTGATAAGGCATCAGGTGTGTCTGTTTTATTGTCCGATAAGGTGACACCTAAGAACATTAAGGGCTTAGTGGCACATGAAGTAGGTGTGCATCAGGGTTTTAAGGCCATCGTTAAGGATAAAAAGATGTATGACAATATCATGGATATTGTAAAACAAAAGATGCAGCGGTCTTCTAACAAAGCATGGAGACAAGCAGCAAAGCAGGCTGATACACCAGAAGAGGCCTTAGCTTATTGGGCAGAGCATACTTTTAATAATAAAGATAGTTTATGGAAATATCTTAAAAAAGCTCTTTATAAAAATGAAGAAGACTTGTCTGATGTCGCTTTGAAGAAGCTGGTTCAGCAGAGCCTCAAAACAACAGGGTTATCTGCACTGGTAAAGCATCAACAGGCTTATCAGGACGTTGTGCATCTCATAGAAAAAAGACGTTATAATAAAGGTGCTATAAAATCTTATAGAAACTGGGAAAAAGCAAAGCAACAGACAAAAACCACCGATGAAGCAATACAATATTGGTTATCTCATTATTATGATGAGAATGATAGAGTATGGCAGAAGCTTAAACGCAGTTTAGACACCCAGGGCATGCAAATAAATGATGCGGATATAAGAGATATTCTTGTAAGAGGATATGCGTTTAAAAATCAGCCCGTTGCATCCTCGCTTTCGGATGGGTCTAATGTAGTTATGGATATTCATTATTCCAAAGACAACATGCTAACCCCTGTTCATGAGACCTTTATGGATACTAAAGGGACTGTGTCTAAAGAAAATAAACACTGGTACCTTGATTTCCTGGGTCTTCATTTTTCTCCAGGGGAATGGTTAGAGGCGGGCTGGCTTCCAGGCACTCTTTATGGTAAGCTGGCCTCTTCCCGTCTGCCACGATTACGAGAAGCAGCAAATATCCTTTTACACGATGCACAAATGCGTGGCCATGAACGTTTCGGTATGACACAATCAACAGAGGACATTAAACGGTTTATGCAAGACCGCTGGCTGTCTATGTATAATGATTTTATGGATGACCGTATCAAATATACGGTGAAAACGTATGGCCATGTGGGGGCATTAAGAAATAAGTATATCAATAAAGTAAATGAGGACATTGTTAAATGTTACAATTTACTCAATGAAAACTGTGCTGCCTTAGGTAAAACAGACACCTTATCTAAATACCCCGCTGAAATTGTGTCTTTAGCAAGGCGCATGAAAGCCATTCGCAAAGACATGATGGAATTTGGGGCAGCGGAAGGTGAAAGGTTAGGTGGACGAAAAGGTACAGGAGCATATCTTAGTCATGATGGCCTCTTTAATGATGATGAGTTTTACCGTATTGTAGACATGGATAAGATGTATGACTATGTAGGAGCACATTATTATGGGAGCGCCAAAGGCTGGGATAAATTTCAGGATATGCTTACAGATTATGCAAGACGCAATGCAAACAGAAAGGTCATTCGAGAGCAGCTGGAGCACAAAGCCAAACAAGACTTTGATATTGCAAGACTTCAATATAACAGCAAACCTCATGGGCCTAAAGACGTCCCACCTGTTAAGACAGACGTAACCGATGAAGCCGTGGATGCCTGGATAGAGGAAAATGCTAAGGACTGGGCCTTTGGTATTCGAGATAGGCACATGTCTGATATGGAATTTATGGATGGTGATGTGTCTACTTTTAGGGACAGTATGGCCTCCTTTAATCACCGTTTCCCTATGGATACATCCGCTGAAATGGATATTGGTAATGGTGTTACCTTCTGTTTTGACCGAGATATGCGTGATTTTGATATAGACAAAATAATGCCGCAGATGATAAACAGAATGTCTGGTGATGTTGCCCTTCATGCAACCTTTGGGGAAGGTGGTACCAAAGATTTTCTGGATACCTGCGCCCAAGAATTAGAAAAGAGCAAACATATATTGGGCAAAGGTGGCGCAGAGAGACAGAAAGATGCATTAAGACGTTCCATCCAGATGATAAGGGGTGTTGGAGATTATAATACAGCCGACATGAAGAATTGGAACCTGCTGTCCAATATGATACGTAAGCACTCTTATGCAAACGTAGGTGGTAACATGACCTTTGCACAGACAGGTGAAATTGGGTCTATGGTTGCTTACAGCGGCTTTCATTCTTTGCTGTCTGGTATTCCTGTCTTTGGTAAAACACTGGCCAGGGGCTGGAGGCACATGTCTAATGGAGAACTGGCGTCTATAGCCGAAGCAGCTGAAAAGCATCTAAAGGGAGAGTCTATTGCAACCAAAGCGTGGCATATGAGCTCCTCTATGACTAACCGTGCCTTTAGCCAGACCATGGCACATAATGATGACGGTTCACGTACCTTATTGTCCACAGTGGCCGATAGTGCTTACAAATGGACACATAGAGAGTCCTTATTGACCTCTACTGTGAACCAGATGACGAAGCTGACAGACGCTATGGAACAGGAGTCCCGTATTAGTGCCATTACAGACCTTATAGATTGGGCAAATGGTAAAACATTTAGTGCCTTTAGGAACCCTGTAAGTGCAAAGAAACTGAAAGCAGCAGGGGTGTCTGATACAGTTAGCATGAAGCGGGACATAAAGAAATATTTGGATGTTCCACAAGACCAGGTATCAACATCAATGGACAAATGGATGCAGGAGTCTCCTGATACGTTTACATTATGGAGACAGCTGGTTAGGAACCAGTCTTTGCGGTCTATTCAGCAGCAGACCATAGGAAACACTGGGTACCTTAAAGATGCTAATTGGTACACTAAACTGTTCTTCCAGTTTAAAGATTTTACGTTTAGGACGATTAACGGACAGATGATGAGGGCATTACAGTCCCATGAAGTGGACGATGGGATGGCATTAATGTTCTCCATGGGCACAAATGCAATGACCTATTATGGCTTGACAGTAGCCAGAGGGTACGCTATGTATCCCAATGATACAGCTAAACGGGATGCCTTCTTTGATAGGAACCTTACGCCACAGCGCTTAGCCTTGGCAGGGTTGACAAGAGCATCCTTTATGTCTATTCTGTCTGTAGGTACTGATGTAGCGGAAATGTTTACGGATTTCCAGGGCTTTAGAACAACGGTAGATAATACCTATAAGAAACCCCGTTCAGATATGTCCGTCAGTGGTAAGCTTGGTAAGGCTATTGGGCAGGCTCCTGCTATTGGCGTTTTGGATAAGACAGCTTATGGGGTGACAGGTGCTTATGACCTGGCTACTCACCAGGGGGACACCAGAGATTTTGATAATCTGATGAGGTCTTTACCACTTGGTTCTTGGTGGGCAATGGTAGGTGTGTCTTCTCTTATCAAAGATAAGGTGAACATAAAGAAGCCTAAGACTAAAAAGCCTACACCTAAGAAGAAAGTATATAAGCAGAAAGGTCTTTTAGAAAAGTTAACAGGAGGATAAAACATGCATGAGGGTTATACAGGCGAATGGGATAAAAACTGGTATTCGTTAAGTCCCGAGGAGAAGAAGATACGTTTACGTATTTATGACACGATACACAGCAAAGAAATCTGGGACTATTATACTGGGTGGAGTCTCTTTTGGCATATTCTTCAAGTGTTTATAAACTTCTATGCAGGTGTTTCCATTATTGTTCTTTTCTTAGAATGGATAAAACATTAAGGTATTTTTAAATACAGAGAGGGTCTTAATGGCCCTCTATTTTTTTTTTTTACAGGAAAGGAGCCTTATGGCTGACGAAAGAAAAACACAGGTGACATACCAGGGCAATGGGACACAGCGGGTCTATTCTTTTTCGTTTGATTATCTTCGCAAGGCTTTTGTTAAAGTACGCTTGATAGATAATGAGACACGAAAAGAACTGATACAGGGAACAGAATACACTGTAACAGATAAACAGATTACCCTGGCATCTCCCACTAACCTGAAGATAGAAATTGTAAGGCAGACCACTACACAGCCACTGGTAGCCTGGAAAGATGCGTCTGTACTAAAAGCAGTCGATATGTCTGTACAAGAAGTACAGCTGCTGCACTTGGCGGAAGAAACCAGAGATGAAGTACGTGATGGGGGTATGGCTTTGTCTGAAGTGGCACAGGCCTGGGATGCACGTATGCACCGCATTATTAATCTTTTAGACCCTCAAGACCCTACAGATGCGGTTACGCTACATTATATTACAGCAAATAAAGAGTCCTTTTTGAATGAATTGAAAGCAAAAGGACAGGAACAGGTGCAGGGCATTACACAGACAGGAAACACCTATTTAAATAGGCTCAATGCCTTAAAACAGGCGGGGGAAACTTCTGCAAGTGGTGCTGCCCAGGCCAGCTTACAGGCAGCGGCTGCACAGAACAAAGCTAAAGAATGGGCAATATCAACGGATTCTCCTGACGGACAAACTGATACAGAGTCTTCGACAGGTAAGACACAATCCAGCCGTTCATGGGCTTTAATTGCAAAAGACCTGTGGTCTCAATGCGTCTCTGTGCTAAATGAAGTAAACACTTATATGCAAACTGTACTTAGTAAGGCAGAAGAAGTAACTATAGCAGCTCAACAGGCTTTTCAGGCACAAGCAGGAGCAAAGCAGCAAGCAACCAAAGCAACCACACAGGCAACACAGGCGGCACAATCTGCACAAGCTGCCGCAAAAAGCGCACAACAGGCTGCAACATGGAACCCCGCTGCTTATGATACAAGGCAAGTTAGTGAACAAAAATATGCTAAAAAAGAAGAAACACTGGCTGCTGCAACGAATAATGGGGGGCTTAGTGATTGTCTCCTTGTATCCTTAGATGACCCTTATAACCCCCTAAACCAGCCCCATTTAATAGATGGCAACACACAGATAAACATGCCCCCTAATGTATCTTGGGGTATACGACAGGTCTTTTATGTGTCCAATAAGTGCATTACTGTTCAAGTGGTTGGTGTCAATAATGCTAAAAACCAGACTGTTATTTGGTATAACACATATAACAATGGGGGATGGACAGGGTGGGTGCAGAACCCCATTATAGGGGAAAATGGTCACCTTTATTTTCCTAATGGGGAGATGTGGATAGAATGAGTCATTCAAACCACTCTTTAAAAATATATGATAGTAAGGCAAATAAAACGTACCCCATTTCATTGTACACACGAAAAGAGGAATGTAATACAGATAATAATTGGTTGCCGTTATTAATTGACAATCAGATATTATTTATGCCTATTACCCCCTATTTAGGTAATGAAGCAGCGGGAGGCAGCACAGCTGTACGTACTTTAAAAAATAATAAAACGTATCAAATTCTCCAAAATGGAGAGTTTTATTTAAAAATACAGCAAAGCCCCAATCAGACAATTACATTACATGTTGGGGGACAAAGCTGGACAGATGAAAATGAGCATTGGTTCCCTTATGGGACACCATGGCACGCTACTGTTTCTGGGCATTCAGGATGGGACGTGGGGGCTTTAAATGCAGCTGATGGTACCTTGATAAACAGTGATATTGTTATTACTGCTTCCCCTGCGACACTGGCAATACCTTCTGGGTCTTTATTAATATCAGGGAGCGCTACGTGGGTGTGCCCCCAATACATTAACCGCATAAAGACACATGTAGGGGCGTTTGACGCCTATTATGATGTAACGGCAGGAAACTCATATACAATAGAATATTACGCTTCTCCGAAGAAGAAGAAGTGGTATATAAATGGTGTGTTCTGGTTTTCCGCTGGTATTTCCTCAATTACCATTGAGTGGGGACCGCACATTAACAAATAAAACATGGAGGTATACATATGCGATATCATGATATGATTACATTTTGGTTTTTATTTTTATGCTTACTTTTTGCATCCAGATTGGTGGTAAAATTTTGAGAACAGAAACATTTAGAAATGATGTTATAAAGGTTACACCTTCAGCTGGTGTGACCTTTTCGACTTTTATGGGCTTTTCTTGGAACGAGTGGGTCTATATTCTGACCTGCATTTATACAATAATTCAAATTGGCTGGCTGCTATACAAGATGTATAAAGCCATTAAAGAAGAAAGGAGACATGCATGACACCTGATGAATTTATTAACTGGTTAGGACCTA